CTGATCGACCGGGTCCGGATCGCGGCGCAGGTCGCGGCACTCTTCACAGAGATCCAGATGCCGACCGACCCATTCAAGCTGCCGGCGCGAGCCTTCGCCAGGACGAATGCGGTGAAGCTCAGCGAGTCGACGGCGGATGCGGCGACGAAGATCACGGCCAAGACCCCGGGGACTCGGCAGGTGACGCTCGACGCGCAGAAGCTCGGCATGCGGATCCTCTGGAGCCTCGAGCTCGAGGAGGACAGCATCATCGCGATGGCGCCGATGCTGCGCGAGGAGTTGATCGAGGGCCTGGCCTACGGGATCGAGACGGCGGACATCAACGGCGACACGACGGCGACCCACCAGGACAACGACACGAACGGCGGCGCGGCGGACCTCGCGGAGAAGACGTGGATCGGGCTGCGTAAGCACGCGCAGGCGAACACGCTCACCGAGGACCTGTCGACGTTCAACACGGCCGGGCTGCGGAACCTCCGGAACGACCTCGGGAAGTACGGGGCGCGGCCGGCGGACCTCGCGTGGATCGTCTCGGTGAAGATCCTCGTGACGAAGCTGCTGGGTCTCGCCGAGGTCATCACGATCGACAAGTACGGGCCGCTCGCGACGGTGGTCACCGGGGAGCTCGCCCGCTTCGACGGGATCCCGGTCATCGTGAGCGAGCACATGCGCGACGACGTGGCGGCGACAGGCGTGAACACCTTGGCCGGGCCGAACACGAAGTCGAACATGGCAATCGTGAACCGGAAGGCCTGGGTCCACGGCGTGCGGCGCGGGCCGACGCTGAAGACGAAGGAGGACATCGAGACGGACCAGATGATCCTCGTCGGGACCTGGCGCGGGGACTTCCAGCGGGTGCTCGGCACGGCCGAGAGCCACACGGCGCAAGGCATCAACATCTGAGGGTAAGGGCGACCCGGGTGCCGATTTCCAGTCGGTGCCCGGGTCTGCCTGCTTGAGAGGAGCACGCGTAACGTCCCATGGAGCAGGATACGGCCAGGCGGGCGATCGAGCAGCGTAAGGAGTGCCAGACGCGAAAGCGGCGGCTTTCAGAGCCGGATGGCAATCGCCGGGCGGCCAAGCTGACGCGCTCGCCGCTCGACAAGCAGGCCCGCGGCTACTGCACCAAGGGCTGAGAGGGGGGAACGATGCCACTACCGAACCAGCTGGACCCGGTGCCGGTCCAGGATGCGATCAACGCCAAGAGCTACGAGCTGCTGGCGACCGCGGCGCGGACGGCGACGTTCAACGGCGCCACCGTGGAGATCCCGGTCGGCCGGGAGCTCATCGCGACGTTGGACGTGACGGCGGCGAGCGGGACGACGCCAACGCTTGACGTGAAGCTGCAGCACAGCCCGGACGGGGCGATCTGGTCGGACCTCGGGACGGCCTTCGCGCAGAAGGTCGCGGCCGGCACGGAGGTCAAGACGTTCACCGGCATCCACGGCTTCCTGCGAGTCGTCTCGACGATCGGCGGGACGACGCCGAGCTTCACGTACTCGGTCTACGCGACCGGCCGACCGTAAGGAGGGACGATGGCCTGGACGACGCTCGCGAAGGTCAAGGAGTACCTCGGCATCACCGATACCGCGAGCGATACGCTGCTGACGGATCTGCTCGCCCGGCTGCAGGAGGCGGCGGAGAGCTACCTCGACCGGAAGATCGAGTCGGCGACCTACACGGAGCAGAAGGACGGCGACGGGACGGACAAGCTGGTCACGCACCAGTGGCCGATCATCAGCGTGACGAGCCTGCACGACGACACCGACCGCAATTTCACCGCGGCGTTCCTCATCGCGGCCGCCGACTACGTGCTCTACAAGGACCGTGGGCTCATCCGGCTCGACGGGCTGACGTTCGCGAGCGGGATCCAGAACGTGAAGATCGTCTACGTCGCCGGCTACGCGACGGTGCCGACGGACCTCGTGCAGGCGCTCATCGAGCTCATCGCGGCGCGCTTCCGCCAGAAGGAGATGCAGGGGCTCAAGAGCCTCGCGCTCGGGGCGTACAGCATCAGCTTCGACCCGGGGAAGGACGAGCTGCCCGATGAGGTCCGCGCGATCTTCGACAGCTACCGGAGGCAGCGCGTCGCATGAGCCTGCCGGCCTCGCTGCTGCCGATCCTCATGACAGTGCTCCGGCCGATCCACAGCTACGCGACCGGGACGAAGCAGCCGATCGTGACCGAGACGAGCCAGGCGACCGGAGTGCGCGTGCGGCTCGAGCCGCTGTCGGGCGACCTGCGGGAGACGGTGCTCGGCCGGCTGCCGGAGGCGACGCACCGGCTCTTCACGAACCATAAGGACCTGAAGCAGAACGACATCGTGAAGGATGAGAGCAACAACCAGAAGTACGTCGTGCGCGAGGTGAGCAACTTCTTCGATCACCATCTCGAGGCGATCCTCCAGCGGAAGGACGACTGATGGCCGGCGTGGGATTGCAGGTTCGGATCACCGGGACGGGCGTGCGGTTGATGAGGCGGCTGGAGCAGGCGAAGGGCCTCGTCAACCAGGCCATCCTCATGAGCCTCAAGGAGGCGGTCGCCTGGGTGACCCGGGATGCGAAGCTCGGTGCGCCGATTCGCAGCGGACGGCTGCGGGCCTCGATCCGTGGGCGCGTCGAGATGGGCCTTGCCGGCGGGGGACTCGGCATCGTGGGCAGCAACGTCATCTACGCGCGGATCCAGGAGCTTGGTGGCACGGTGAAGGCGCGGAACGTCCAGTTCCTGACGATCCCGGTCGGCGCGGCCAAGACACCGGCCGGGGTGACGCGGAGGGAGGCGCGAAGCTTTCCGAACACGTTTGTGATCCAGGGGCGCAGCGGGAGCCTCGTCATCATGCAGCGACATGGCCGGGGGGCCCGGCCGCTGTTCGTGCTGAAGCGGTCGGTGCGCCTGGAGCCGCGGCCCTACCTGGCGCCGGCGCTCGAGCGGAATCGGCCGGCGATCCGCCAGCGGTTCGGCCGCGAGGTCAAGACGGCGCTGGAGGCCGGATGACGGTCATATTGCAGGGCGACATCGACGCGCGGGCCGGCTGCTGGCGTGGCGGGACGCGGCCAGACGGGACGCGAACGGCCTCGGTGAGCTGCCCGAACTGCGGGAAAGTCGCGTCGCTGTCGGACCATGCGATCGGCGCGGGCGGCTACGTGACGCCATCGCTGATCTGCCCATTCGACTGCAGCTTCCACGACTACGTGCAGCTGGACGGATGGGATAAGGTCACCTGATGGCGCAGCGGCTGCACCACAACGAGATCCTCGACCGGCTCATCTCGCTCATCGACACGAACCTGAGCCCGGCGCCCCCGACGGGGCTGGGCTTGAAGACGATCGCCAAGGGCGACCTGAGCTTCTACGCGGGCAAGGACGGGCTGACGGCGGAGCTGCCGGCGGTGTTCCTGAAGCTGGCGCCGGCGACGGAGCTGGAGTTCGCGGCCGTCGGCAAGGAATACGGGGTTCGGTATCAATTCCGGCTCGTCTACGTGCGGAGCTTCCCGACGACGGAGAAAGTCGTCGAGCAGCAGGTGAAGGACGTCGAGAAGCTCATCGAGATGCTGATCGACAACCTGACGCTCAACGACCTCGCGCTGGTGAACGCGCAGCTCATCCACAGCCTGCCGGCGAGCATCGAGTGGGAACCGATCGAGGACGAGTTCGTGGCGGGCTTCAACCTGTGGTTCATGGCGACGGCCGTGGCGTTCGTCGTCACGGTGCGAACACGGAGGTAACCAACAATGCCGACAGGACTCGGGCATAAGAGCTTCCTGGGGATCGGCCAGGAGACGACGTGGGGGACGCCGGTCGCCCGGACGAAGTACCTCGAGCTGGTGACGGGCGGGGACGCGCTCGTCGTCAACGAGGGGAAGATCATCAGCCAGGGCGTGCGGGACATCGGGACACGCGGCGACATCGAGGTCGCGAAGGGGGCGGTGAGCGTCGAGGGGACGCTGACGCTGGAACATCACTACGACGGCGTCGAGGTCTTGCTCAAGCACGCCTTCGGGGCGGTCGCGAGCAGCCAGCCGGACGGGGCCGGGGACCCGACGGTCTGGTCGCACGTCTTCACGATCGCCGACGCGCTGCCGGCCGGGCTGACGCTGGAGGTCGCGCGGGACGTCACGGCGATGCTCTACGAGGGCTGCAAGATCACCGGGCTGGAGTTCTCGGTCGGCGGACCGGATGAGATCCTGCGGCTCGTGCTGGACATCCTCGGCGAGGACATGGCGACGACGACGCCAGGGACCCCGACGTTTCCGACGGTCGGGCGCTTCAACGCGCCCGAGGCGGTGCTGAAGTGGAACGCGGTGCAGCTGAAGGCGAGCGAGTTCTCGATCAAGCTCGGGAACCAACTGGAGGCGGACCGGCGTCTGCTGGGCTCTCGGCTGCGGAGCGAGCCGATCCGATCCGGGAAGCTCGAGGTGACGGGCAGCTTCGTCGCGGAGTTCGAGGACACGACGCTGCTGACGGACTTCCGCAACGCGACGAACCGGGCACTGCAGGTGAAGTTCACCGGGCCGGCGATCGGGGCGGCGGCGCGGAAGTACGAGCTGACGCTGGACGCGAACGTGAGCCAGATCACGGAGTACCCGGTGGCAGTCGACAACGAGG